TGATTCTTCATTTATGTTATCGTAATTTTTAATCATTTTCAAAGTTGGATATTTCATTACAATACCCATCTTGTCTGTGATTTCAATCTTGTTGTTGTGTTCTTCATCAATTGTTGGCTTAATATCTAAGATATTCAAATCAAATTTTACCAAGCCACCACAGACCTTATCTTCGCCTTTATCATCCTTAATGGTGTTGTTACAGTTATATTTTAAGTTTACAATCTCACCTACAGACCTTGCACGAAGCTGCATGAACAAATGCTCAAGGTCAAACGTTGGTAAATCTTCAATATCAATATCAGTTAGAATACAATTATTCAACACTTGCTTGACCACATCAATTGTTTCTTTTTCATCGTTTGACTGTGAAGCCATTAGAAACAATTTTTGTTCTTTTACAAGAAACGGTCTATATTTTACTTTTTTACCTGATGAAATTAAAGTTGTTTCATAGGTAGGCACATCAATTTTTGGTAAAGCCATTTTATATCCTCAAAAAATTATAATAAAACTCTTGCAATAGGATTCACAAACGTATTGCTAATAGATTGTCCGACCCTATTAAAGAATGGTGCAGCCTTCGCACCAAACAATGCTGCAGCTGCAGCTGCAAGGTCATAACTACCAGAATACACGACACGGTATTTTTGGTATGTGAATTGTACAGAAACTCGGTGAAAACCTTCTTCAGACCAAGATAGTGGTTGTGAAGAAATGCCAATAGGAAACGCATCAATCAATTCGATTACGAATATCTTTTTAATGAACTCATCGTACTGTACGATTTGAATGTTCGTCATGTACCTAGTTTCTTCTTCTTTGGCATAACGCAAGTTGTTTGTGTCAGTTGGCATAATTGCTTCCAACCAACGGTCAAATAACTTACGTTCATAGAATTCGTTAGTACACATGAAAGTCAATGTTGTTTCTTGGTACTGTGTTTGATATGGCACTTTAAAAGTTGGGCCATAGATTTTAACATCTTGTGTTAATAGTGTTTTGCCTGGAAGTTCAGCACTTTCACATTGAAGTGCCAAGTATCTGGAAATGGATGGACTAGAAGTTTTAGATTGTTCATCTGTATTTCCATTAATCAAACCATTAATATCCTGTGTAATATCAGTAAGAATAGAATTTGGAAAGTTAAGTAACTTTTCCAAGAAAGATGATTCTATAAAATTATTAATGTAAGTCGGAATAGGCAATATGACTTCATAACGACATGGTTTTGCTAACCCGTCTTTAGCCTTAACATTAGATAAAAATAATTGTGGTGAAAATGACATTAGAATTGTTCCTGAGATATGGCATGGACTTTACCAGCTGAGGCACCAACGAAACTTTCCATAGGTAACAACGCAGCTATGTCCCATTCGTCAGCAGATATTTCCAAAAACCTTGATTGCACCTGACTAAAGAGATAACGTTTAATACAAGGCTGTGCCTCAAATATCTTTGAAGCGGAAGCCAAAGCGGCATAACTCAATCTCAACTTTGTGGTCTTGTCGAATTTGGTGTTATTTGCATAATCACTTAACTTATCCAATAAAATGATTCGTTGCTTTGGGTGAATGTAATGTAGATTCAACCCTAAAAATCCGTCATTGTATTGTTCTATTGGTAAAACCAATGGGAACCTATCGTAGTATGGCATCGAATCTTTTGTCTTGGGGTCATAGAAGTAAAAATACATCTTGCCGATTATGGTCGAATCACGTAGACGGGTTCTATCCTGTAGTAACGCCTGGCGAGTTGGCTTCAACTGAGTTACCTTAGATTGTAGCCATGCCCGTGCTTGGTTTGTTCTTGGAGTCAAACCTTGTTTTTTTAATGATTGATTTATTCTGTCTAGTAAATACGCCATCTTCTATTTATGTCAAAGACCAAGTTCTTTTTCCGTAATGACTTTGAACTGCCAGCCATGTTCCTTACAAAACAGGTCTGCAGCCCGCCATTTTTCTTGGTTGATGGCATATGTTGCGGCTTCTTGGATGAATTTTTTAGTCTTGCGTTTCTGCACCGGCATCTTAGTCTGAGCCAATGGTTTGACCTCTAATATATAAGTGGTAACCTTACCATCTTTTAGACGCATTTTTACGATAAAGTCTGGGAAATACCTGTGCGTTTTATTGTCCACGGGAGACACATATGGTATTGGCAGTTCTTCGGAAGCCCACCAAATAACGTTTGGATGGTCATCAAAATACTTCATAACCCTCAATTCCCAGTTAGAACGGTATATGATGTTCTTAGAATTCCCGTTATACTTGGATGGGTTCTTTGGTAAAAAAGTTCCTTTATATGACATAAATAGTATCTAGGCAACCAAAAGGCACAAAATGGCATTTTTCTCACTAACAGACATAAAATATGTTCCTGGCCAAAACAGGCAATTCGAGCTTAATCCTGACCAGTTTAATATTTACAATAAGAGATATCCTATTGACGTAGGAAATACAGATAAGGCACACTACATGATGTTCTTTATCAACGTGCAGGAACGAACTCAAGTGGGTGGATACACCTATGATGATACTGCAACCGCTAAGGTTTTGGAGAATATGAGTGGTTCTCAGAATGCGTTGGGTGCTTTTCAAAATGTTATTAATCAAGGATTGGATTACGTTGAAGGTTTAAAAAGGTTGACTGATTCCAGTATTTCTGACTTACAGATGAATAATGAAATGGAGTCTCAAAATGAACAATATACCAATTCTTCTTTGACAAATAATATATTGTCCAAAATTGGCCAGGCTGCACAGTCCATTAAAGATACAGACTTGTTAAAACGTGGTAACTTTTTTCATACTGTAAAGAGAACAAAAGACACAGTAGCCCTATACATGCCTGACACTTTGGCATTCGATTATCACCAATCTTATAGTGATATTAGTGTGACAAAAGATTTAGGTAATTTTGGTTTGGCCGCTCAAGCGGGCGCTTCAATACTCGACCAAAGAAACAGAGTAGACAAAAAAACGGCATTTCAAAACCTTTCACCTTTTGTTGCTGAGTATGCAAAGAAAATTGGTGGCGACACAACATTCTCAGCCTTTACTGCGGCATCTGGCGGTGTACTAGCAGTTAATCCACAACTTGAACTAATTTATCAGTCTCCTTCTTTTAGAAACTTCAGATTCCAATTCATGTTTTATCCAAGAAGTAAACAAGAAGCACAACAAGTTTTGGGTATTATTGACACGTTTAGATATCACCAAGCTCCAGAAGTTCTTACTTCCACATATGGACGTTATTTGGTTCCACCTTCTGAGTTTGATATTCAATTTTTTTATAACGGCCAAGAAAACCCTAACATTCCAAAAATATCAACGTGTGTGCTAACAGATATTTCTGTAGATTATGCACCATCGGGTTTTGCATCATATGAGACTTTATCTAATAAGCCAGAACTTGGTGGTACTGGTATGCCTGTTGCTATTCGTATGGACTTAGCATTTAAAGAAGTTGAAATTATTACTAAACAATTCCTTACAGGAGAAAGACGTTCATACAGATTTAATGGTGATACTTCTGGTGAAGATTCTATTAATGGTTTAGATTTTGGTGGCGAATTGAGAACACAAGCTGAGATTGATGCGTCTAATGAATTGGGTGATTGGAATGAAACTGGTATAACTTTTGAGAATACAGCAAATTCTAATGAAGAACAAGATTCTGCACAAAATACTATGGACAACACAACACCATTGGAATGGTACGACTAACCATGGCAAAATACTTTAATTACTTTCCAAAAACACCCTACTATAAGGGTAGAAATTCAACCTCTTTAGATTTGGTGACAAATATCACTACAAGGTTTAATTTTGATAATCGTTTTCGACAGAATGCAGCTACATACTATAAGTATAAAATTAAAGACGGCGATACACCAGAGATATTAGCGTCTAAAATTTATGGTTCACCTGAAAAACATTGGGTGATTCTTTCTTTGAATAATATTGTTGACCCTCTGTATGAGTGGCCTTTGACAAACAGAACTCTTGGTAAATTTATTGAAGCAAAGTATGTTGATAGAGCTTCTACTGGCCAAACTGGTTTAGAATGGGCATCTTTGAACACATATGGATACTATAAAGTTGTCACTAAAACAAATCCTGATATTGGCATGACCGATATCAATAAATTTAAAATTGATGCAAACACTTATACTGCCCTTGTAGAATCCGATAACAGTTATGTTTTAGAAGACGGAAGTAATCTAAGAATTGTTATATCGAAAGAAACTAAATCTTACTATGACTATGAACA